GACGCTTCGTTTTGCCAAATGGTTGGCAACCATGCTGCAGGCTTCCATTCACCTGCGGGGACTGACGCATTCATTTGAACGGTATTATTCGGAGTGATGTTGTCCATCATATCCGTTCTGGTTTTAAACGTACTTTGGAATCGACTAATAGCCATAATTATTCTCCTATAGTTTTAATGTTTTATTAAAAATTACTTGGGTTAAAGCCGCGAGGCAAATAGGTAGACTTGGAGTTAAGATAGCTATTAGCAGCATCTTTTCCATACTCTGATAAAATATTTTTGTATTCTTTAACAATCTTTTGCTCAAAAGAACCCAAGGAAGAGACCTTGTCTTCCTTATTAATGTTTGCGTCTTCGTCTGCATGCTCAGATGGACTGCTAATTTGATTCATGTTTGTTAATACCTTGTCTGATAGTGAAAATATTTTTTCATCCTTATCATCTAGATTTAATTCATCTTGAGCTGTATTTTCAACTGTATCTTCATTTTTTTCGCAATTAATATTTAAATCTTCAGTATTATCAGCTGAAACTTTTTTATTTGCTTCGATAAACTCTACAACAACTTTAAACTTCTCTTCTAAACTTTTATACATCTCTTGTAAATCTTTTAAGTCAGATTTTAGAATACTAACTTCTGAATCGCATTCTAGCGCTTCAGCTTTTTCATCAATCAATGTTAAGATTTTAGACTTAATAGTATCCGAAAGTTTAGTTTTGCTTATCAAGTCTTTCGCAGCTGTCACATGTGCGCAGTCTGGAATTGGGAAAGATCTTTCAGGCCCACAGAATATAGCATCTGGTAGTTCTTTCCTTTCGTCGTTACTCATGGAATTGCCCGACTTCACCATTACGGTTTGTAAAGCTAAGTCTAAGATATTCCAATCAACGTCTAGAGAGACTTCGTCTGCAGTTTCATCCTCGTCGAAATCACCTTCGTCGGGATCGTCTTGTTTCTGAAGTTGATTGTCGACTACAAGAGGCTCTGCTTCTGCTACAGCCTCTGTGGAATCAACAACCTCTTCGTCTGGTTGTTCTTTCTCCAATTTCATAATATCTTCCTTTTGTGTTGGAGGTTCATTCAAATTCTTTTCGCCACTATAGGCTATTTGGATAATTGTAGCTTTTACTTTGGAAGGCGCCTCAACATAAGCGACTCCTTTAGTATGTAATTCTCTCATAATCTTTTCATCTAGCACTACTCTGTGATCATAGTTTTGATCTTCTAACTTAGCGGAATCGATTAGCGCTTCTTCTTCTTCTTCTTGATCACTTTTGATTTGCTCGGCTGCTTGTAACTCATTTTCGGCTCCTAAATCATAGTTAGAATCACTCATAATAATTTCTTTTGGAAATATTATTAGATGCTCACTAGAGTTGTCTTCTATTGGTTTACTACTAGACGTATCGATAAGCTCCATCTCTACTACTTGAGAGAGGTCATCTGCTGGGGTATTTACTACCGACCCTTCTAGTACGATAAAGTCTCCCGTAACAAAAACGCAAGTTTCATCATCATAAGTCTTTCCATGCCTGTGTTCGCACATGCCGTCACTGACCCAATCCTGATCACAAATACTGCAAATATGTCTGTCTGTAGTAGAGCCCGCACTGAACGTTAAGTATCTCCCATCAAGAAATCTCTTAATGGCTTCTTCGTCAGTAACGTTTGCTTTGACTCGCATTCGTCCAAGACCGGGCCAATCTTTATTGTTAAGCAAATTTAAATCTTTTAAAGTTTTATAAATTTTCTGTGGGTCGTCTTCTGTGAATGCATTATGTATATCCAGCATAGATTTATTTGAATTCAAGAAACTAGCAGCTTCATCATTTAGGCTTTGCCACTCACCACCAATAAACCTACCAATAGGCTCTCCATTTTGGTCGTGGTGTTTTAATATCGGCTTTGGGTATGGATTTGTCAACGAGTCAATACCCTTTTGCTGACCTTTTGTAGAATAAATCCTGTTATTTATTTTTCTACCCGAATGAGACAAGTCGTAAGTAATCACAAGCCCTTTTTGTTTAAACTCAACATTCGACAAAAGATTATCGATAAGCGTAATCTTGCTTTTCTTGTCTAAGGAAAGTATTCTTTTGTCAGGATTTATTTGAATGAAATCGTTGTATTTGATGAGCTTACTCATTTTGCCCCCTTGCGTATTAAATATATCTTAATATATTTATATTAGTAGTTTTCAAGTGTTTTCAAGACATCAGCAACATTATTGCTATTTTTTATCTTCTCAAACAAACTTATGCTGTCTTCGCCTAGCTTCGGAGAGGATCTTTCACCATGCTGATTTGCTGGTTTTGAAATATTATTAGAAGTGTTTAATTCGGTTGAACTCTTCACTATTCGCTCTTGCGCTAACGTCGAGTGTAACTTCTTTACATCCTCCTCAGTCAGGGGGCGCTCTCCCAGTTTTGTTCTTGCCTCTGTTTCGCTTATCAAATTGTTCAACCACAACTGTACGATTTGGTTCTCTACCTTTATTTTCTCTTCTTTGTCTACCGCACCGAACTTAATGTAAACCATTCTGTCGCTATCAAACATTGCTTCTTCATAGCCACCTTCACAAAGCAATTCTGAAATAACATAAGTTTCAATAAAAGTTTTTATATTCCTTTGCAAGGCTTCTACGTCTTGTATTGCAATTTTCGACAAGGCATTAGCAGTACTTCTATTCGCAGTATCACCTTCACCCATGTCCATGGCTGAAACACCAAGCCCTGCGTACACACGCTTCTTGAAGTAATCCAAGTACTCTTGGATTTTAAGCGCCTTACCTTCAGAGCCAATAGCGTCAATTTTGTGCCTATGATCTGAAACAAAGATTCCACCTGAAGGCATATACTCAATCGTATTTCGAACCAAATCTGATTCCTTTACTCCGTCAGGACCATATCTTTCAGGCATCAAATCATTGCCAACCGTGTAGTGATACAAGGGGTGCAAGTTAGCATCGATCATCTCCTCGATGTTTTCTTCAAGCCTTCTTAGCAGAGCAATGTCTTCCAGTACTGGAAGCAGCTCAGGTGTTCCCATAGTAAACCCAGCTTTTCTATTTGTATAGAAATGAATGACATCATCAGGTGAGAACTCTTTGCTTTCTGCACTCGCTAATTGCTTCTGCAGGATCTTTTTGATCTCACCGTTTTTCTTCACTTTGAACCATAAAGTTTCAAATGGAAGTATAAAATACCCAGCAACAGGCTCTATAGATTTCCCCTTCTTATCTAAGACCTTTCCAGTTGAGGCATCGCTATTTCTGTTTTTGACCCATGCACAATTTGAATACCTAATTAAGTCATGCGCCAGGTCTGTCATTAATAAATTAAACGGCATACCAGAAACAGTCTCTATTTCTTTTATTCTTCTTCTTATATAGTTTACTGTCTCTTTATCGTTGCCAACAAACTCCCAACCAGCTAATACAAATCTTTGAACTTTCTTTTGTATTGCTTTGAACAAAAAAGCATCCGTATCTTGAGCTATCTGTATTTCAGTTAGATCATACTCTGGCTTAAACCAAGATCCTCTATGCCTACTTGCATAAGACAACGCTCTCCCGTTTACTTTTTTAACTTTAACGCCAGAAATATTCACTCCAGGAATGGGAACATTTCGATCTTTATTAGAGATTGCATTTAGAATTCCTTCAAAATCATTTGCTTTCATGGATCTACCTCAAGTTGGCTTTCACCGTCTGTGTGATTTTTAAGTTATTATACCCTACCTTGCTTCTGGTTTCTTTACTATCGACAAAGCTGGGTATTAGATTGAGCGTAGCTTCTAGCTTAGTCGGTGGGATCTCAATGTAATTTATATTATTTTCAATAGACACAAAAGCAAGCATTTGACTTTCGGCATCGTCGAGCATTGACGGCACTATATTTATCCAATAAACACTTTTTATAACATCTATCTTTTTAAAAAAAGTTGACTCAGTTTTTAAATTTCTTAATGCTTTTCCATAGTTTATTACCTCGTCATTGGTTAGCAAATTTCTACTCACGCCACAAATATAAATTAGGCAATTTGGCTTACGCTCTACTGGTTGCTTTTTTATCCAGCCCTCAATTCTTCCCAAGCTTTGCTGTAAATTACGAGTCCCATAGAGAAGCTCAATATTCTCATCACTAGCATCTACATCTGTTGGCAGAAGCTCATTAAATTTCAAACCGCTTTCACCAAAATAAGTACTCTTCACCGTACCTGCATCAAAAGTTTGTGTGGATAAATGTGACGAATGCCATTTTAGGAACTCCTTACAAAAGGCTCTTCCTTCTGCAGAGTAGAATACTTCTAAAAACTCTGAAAAAGAAAACTCGTCCTCACTGCTTGTCATATCTTTTTCAAATATGGTATCGAGACTTTCATCTAGGTTTCCTGTTTCAATTAAAATTCGAAATAATTCCTGGAATGACGAGCCTAGTCCTATCAACTTCTTGTGTAAAAAAGCTAGCGCTAAGTAACCAAACGTATAGCCATCACCAATAGTTTCTACATAGTTCGAATACCAATCGTCTATATAGGTATCAATATGCCAACTTATTTCTGCATACGAGTAATCCATCTTCTGTACCCATTGCCCCTCCTGGTTGAACTCGTATGTATCGGGTAATAACTCCCGGAACAGTCTAATTACTCCATTACCAGAAAATAGTTCAGCAGAAGCTTCAAAAAACCACACGTGATCTTCACTTGTATCGGTCAATCCACCTTGGATACCGGATGTTTCCTCATAATCCCAAATAGTATCCTGTAGCCATTGGTAAATGTGAAACAGCTCATGTGCCACAGTCAGGTATCCAGAATTATACCAGGCTTCTGGCGGCACTTTTACGTCGTCCAGGTCAAGCTTCATAAACAAATCTCGAGCACTAGAAGCAGACCTATCCTTATTGGTTACGTATGCCATAGCATTATCTCTCAGATTTATTCCTGTGGTTATAAGGAACTTATTTACGCTATCTGTTATTGGAAGATTCCATCCATCTCTTTCGTTTATTAAAAGTAAATTGGGTATCCAATCATAAAGTAACGCAGAATACAACGAGTTTCTGCGTTCAATTTCCGAAGAGGTGTACCCAGTTGCAATATGGTATGTTAATTTAAAATTATTGATTTTTTGATGTATGAAAAGAATTCCTTCGGTAGAGGTCGACCTCACATTCTCAGCAAAAAACGCCCACGGACTTATAGCTACAGTGCTTTTCCCCGGATGGATAAAAAATTGGATTTCTTTTATACGCCAAAAATCAGATAACACGTCCTTGATCTCTTCCCTATGGTGCCATAGCTCTTCCGTAAGGTCGTCTTCAAAGAATAACGCATATTTAGCTGGTTCTTTTTTTGGCAATTGAGAACTTGTTGCTTTTAAACTCATTTTCTAAAAGCCTTCCACAGTTACTTCAGAACTATAATCATCGTCATAGACTGTAGCCCAATTTGGTTTGGCGTTATTAGGCTTGGTTGTAGAACTCATTTTTAATGCCTAGCTTTTTGGAATCGTAACGGCGAAGTCTAATGTTAAACCATCAGTCATCACCTCTTCTATTGTATGACAACTTGTAGTGTAACTTATTCTCCGATCTTTACCATTTGTACCGCAGACAGAAGGCGACGAACCTTGGCGTTCAAATTGTTTACCACCTACAATAATATGCT